TATGGATCTTTCAGGTTTCATTCGTTCTTTGTCGTTCGGTGCATCTACTTTTGAAATGAAGCTTTTGCCTGCTTCTTCTCAGATGCAAGGTTTGCTTTTGGTTAGGATTGATCAAGATAGTTTGTTTAAGTATGAGCAGGAAGAAGAAGACTAGAGGTAAAGGAGGTCAGAGAATCGTTGTACGTCCTTTAGGAGGAAAGGTTCTATGAGTGTTGATTACTATCGTCGTTTTGAGCTTGCCTGCGCGCCTTTCTTTGTGAGAAAGCGTGTGGGCAAGCGTTTTAAGGTTCTACGTCGTTTTCGAACGTATGAACAAGCTTTAGATTGTCTCCGTTTTTTTACTGAATTGTATCCAGGTGTTTATTTTGATATAAAGGATGTGTCTTTCTCCCATTTGGATAAGGAATCGAGCTTATAGTTCTCGGACTATTGGTTTGACTGATAGGAAGGTTTTGTTGATGAATCGGCCTTGGGATTATTTTACTCCGCGTATTATGGTTCCTTGTGGTCGTTGTGAGGAGTGTTTGCGGCAGCAGCGCAATGATTGGTATGTTCGTTTGGAGCGTGAAACTAAGTATCAGAAGAGTTTGCATTGTAACTCTGTCTTTGTTACTATTACGATAGCGCCGGAGTATTACGATAGTGCATTGCAGAATCCTTCTTCTTTTATCCGTATGTGGTTCGAACGTATTCGCCGACGTTTTGGTAGTTCCATTAAACATGCTGTTTTTCAAGAATTCGGAATGCATCCGGAGCAAGGCAATGAGCCTCGTCTTCATTTTCATGGCGTTCTTTGGGATGTTTCGTATTCTTATAATGCTATTCGTGAAGCTGTTAAGGATTTAGGTTTTGTTTGGATTTCATCTATTACGGATAAGCGTCTTCGGTATGTTGTCAAGTATGTTGGCAAGTCTGTTTATATGGATGAGCGTTCGGCTGGTTTTGCGAAGTCTCTTCCTATTACTGCAGGTAAATTAAAAACTAATCTTTATGACTTTCTTCAAGATAGTAGATATCGCCGTAAATTTGTTTCTCCAGGTGTTGGCGATTATTTGGGCGATTTTAAAGCTCCCAGTGTTGCTTCTGGCTTTTGGTCTTACACAGATTTTAAGACCGGTGTTGTTTATCGTTACCGTATCCCTCGCTACTACGATAGGTATCTTTCTCAAGATGCGTTACTTTTTCGTAAAATTTCTACTGCTTGGACCTATGCTAGTGCTTTCTGTGGTTCTTTGGCTCTTGGCTTTCTTCGTGAAGTTGCTGAACGGGTCCTTAGTCCCTCCTCCTTTTCCCGTGTTGTTAAAGGAGGTTTTTCGCGCCTTGTGAAGCTTCGGGAGTTTTTGAGCAAGGTTAAGGTTCGGCCGAGTTTTTTTGTGGTAACTTCTGATGTTGTTGATTTTTGGGTAGATTGTTTTGGTGTTAATTCTTCTAATCCTTTTTTTAATAAAATAGTTTATGGGTAGGCAGCCTTTTATTTCTCATTCCGTGAATGGTTATTCTCGGTATGATATGCCTGAAAACAAGGCTTTTTCTGTTACGCCGGGTATTATTTATCCGGTGCGTATTCAGTTTGTTAATGCTCGTGATCGAGTTACTTTGCATCAAGGTGTTGACGTCCGTTCAAATCCTTTGGGTGTTCCATCGTTTAATCCTTATGTACTTCGGTTGCATCGGTTTTGGGTTCCTTTGCAGTTGTATCATCCGGAAATGCGTGTTAATTCGTCTAAGTTCGATATGAATGATTTGACGTATAACTTTATTCTTTCCGTTGTAGATAATACAGGTTCTGCGAATTATACTTCTTTCATGTATCCGCGTTCCGGTACTGCTGCTTTTTTCAGTCAGGTTATGCCGTTTAATCATCGTGCTGCACTTCCTAATAGTCTGATGTCTTGGCTTCGTGTTGCTAATAGTCCGATTGTTGATTATCCTGCTAAAACTTTGCCTACTTCTGCAACTTTGTCTAAGACGATGCCGAAGTTTTATTCTGTGAATGCAGATACTTATTTAGGTTATTGGGATATTGTTCGCAATTATTATTCGTATTCTTCCTGGGGTGTTTTTTCTTTTGCTCATCCCGGAACTTATCGGCCTGTTTTTTATACTTCTGATACCTCTTCGGTGTCGAAGGTTGTGTATCGTTCTCAGGCTTCTTACTTTTGGCAGCGTTATGGTAATTTAGAGTTTTTGGACCATTATTTTGAAACGATGTTTTATCCGAGGGATAGGAAGCTTTCTGCTGATCGTGATGAGTTGTCGTGGAACCGTTCTGATTTGTTTGTAGAGATTCTTCGCTCTGATTTGTTTAATGAGGGTACAATTGCAGCTAGTCCGGATTTTTCTAAGATGCCTCAGATTTTTCCGCAGGCTGTGAATTGTAATGTTCCGGCTTATCCTTTTGGTGTTCAGGAACCTAAGGTTGATTGGAATAACGGTCAAGGTACCGATACTAATGTTCCGTCTAAGGTTTATTTTGCTTCCACGTTGAACGTTCCTTTTTTGGCAGCGCATCCTATGGCTGTGTGTCCAAGTTCTCCCGATCGTTTCAGTCGTCTTATGCCTCCTGGTGATTCTGGTTCTGATGTTGATTTTACAGGTGTAAAGACTATCCCGCAGCTTGCTGTTGCGACACGTTTGCAGGAGTATAAAGATCTTATCGGTGCTTCCGGTTCTCGTTATTCCGATTGGCTTTATACGTTCTTTGCTTCTAAGATTGAACATGTGGATCGTCCGAAGCTTCTTTTTAGTTCTTCCGTTATGGTTAACAGCCAGGTTGTTATGAATCAGGCCGGCCAGTCTGGTTTTGCAGGTGGTGAAGCTGCTGCACTTGGTCAGATGGGTGGCTCTATTGCGTTTAACACTGTGCTTGGACGAGAACAGACTTATTATTTCAAGGAGCCCGGTTATATCTTTGATATGCTGACTATTCGGCCTGTTTATTTCTGGACCGGTATACGCCCTGATTATTTGGAGTATCGTGGTCCCGATTATTTTAATCCGATTTATAACGATATTGGTTATCAGGACGTTCCTTTTTGGCGTCTTGGTTATGGTTGGCAGTCTGGTTCGGCTTCTCAGAGTATGACAGTAGCTAAAGAGCCTTGTTATAATGAATTCCGCTCCTCCTATGATGAGGTGTTAGGTTCTTTGCAGTCTACCCTTACTCCCAAGGCTTCTGTTCCGCTGCAGTCTTATTGGGTGCAGCAGCGAGATTTTTATCTTATAGGTTTGTCGTCAAATCCGAATGAGATTAGTCCTTCTATGCTTTTTACTAATTTGGCTACTGTTAATAATCCTTTTTCATCGGATATGGAGGATAATTTTTTTGTTAATATGTCTTACAAAGTAGTTGTCAAGAATCTTGTGAATAAGTCTTTTGCAACTCGTTTATCTAGTCGTTGATATGTTGGAGTATATGATTGAAGACTTTCCGGAATATAAGTCTCGTGGTGAGCGGATTATGTCTGTTTTGAATGGTTCCGGCTCTGTAGATGTTTTGCCTGGTCGTCCGGATGTTCAGGCGTCGGATTCTGATTTTCGTAAAGGTGAAGATTATGATCCCCCGTTGGATTTTGACCCGAATTCGTTTTCACGGATTGACAAGTTTGATGGTTTGGAGAGTGGACAGGGTGTTATTGATGACTTTCTTGAGCGGCAGCGTTCGTCTTCGAGCGCTAAGCCGGATAAAGAGGATTAATATGGTTTAGGGTTCTCGAAGGGAGTACTCAGGTATTCCCTTCGGTTCCTTGTCCACTTTCCTGCCTCGCACCGCAGGTAGCGTTTAGCACTTTGGTAATCAGCACTTTATGTCGACGTAGTCGGCGTGCTGCCCGTATAAACTCATTATTTTTAAAAGAAAATTACATATTCCTTTACTGGATGATATATGATATGTGCGCGGACCGGTTTTGATGTTTGCTTTGAACATCAAATTTGGATATCAAATTGCGGTTTTGATAGCGTATTTTCTTATGGTTTCTTATTGTTGTTTTGTTATGGAAAAAGTACCGTTTTATCGTAAGAAGAGTTTTTGGACATTGTTGATTTCCATTCTTACGGCATTGTCTGTTTATTTTGCAGCTTCATGTACTCGGAAGGTTTTTTATCGCTCTTCCGGTGTTCGTTGTGATACGGTTGAAGTTGATGTTCGGTCTAGTTTAAAGCTTTTGTAGTATGCCTGCTGCTTCTTTTGCTGCTCAGATGGGTCAGGCTCTTGGCATTAATGCAGCCAGTTCTGCGGGTTCTTCTTCTGGTGGCGGTCTTGCTGATGCTTTGTTCGGTGGTATTTCTGCTCGTCGTAATTGGAAGTATAAGCAGAAGGAAATGGCATTGCAGCAGCAGTATGCCCTTGAACAAATGTCTAAGTCTGCGGAATATCAGTTGGCGCATGACAAGCAGATGTTTGATTATCAGAATGCGTATAATGATCCTTCTGCTGTTCTTGAGCGTAATTTATCTGCTGGTTTGAATCCTGCTGCTGTTCTTGGTCAGTCCGGAGTTGGTGTTTCTGCTACTATCCCTACTTCTAGCGGTGGTGCTCCGTCTGGACATGGCCCAGTGGCTTCTGGTTCTGCTGGTGGTCTTGCTGCTTTGTCCGGTAATCCCTCTGCGTATGCGGATATTCAGTTGAAAGATGCTCAGCAGGAGCGTGAGCGTTCGGCTGCTGCTCTTAATGATGCTGAGGCTGATTGGTATAAGTCCCAGACTTTGGATAAAGATTTGCGTGAACGTCTGATGAAGGCGCAGGCAGGACTTGCTGAATCTGGAATTACTGAATCTTCTTCGCGTGCAAGTTTGAATGCTGCCATAACTTTGTCCTATTCTATTGATAACGAGTTGAAAGATGCTGCTTTCGGTTATAATTTTGAGATGATTAAGGCTAATCTTGGCAAGGCTAAGGAAGAATATTATCAGCTTAAGACTCGTACCGGTTATGTTGATGATCTTCTTGAAGGAGAGTTGCAGTTGTTGACTGCTCGGGCTATTTATTTGAAGTCTTCTGCTTCTAATCAGGACCAGCTGGCACGTGTGAATGAATTGACTGCGGATGATTTGGAGAACTGGTTTGATGTGAATTGGAATACGCAGGTTGAGGTTCCTATTATCAATGAGAAAGGAAAGGTTGAGCGTACGATCAAGATGACCGGCAAGGAAATTCGCAGAGAATATATGAAGCTTAATTTGCAGGATTTTCAATATGATATGTATACTAATCGTTGGGAGCTTCGCTCTGAGAAGAATCGATTCGGCTATAGTATTGTTAATACTGCTGTTAGTGGAGCTATTTCTGCTGCTGGACATGTTGCTGGAGCAAAAGTCCTTTCTGCAGCTCCTCCTGTGCAGAGAGTTGAGGATGTTACAGAGGATTTAGTTCCTAATCCTGCTGATGGAGGTTGGACTAAGCATACTTCTACAACTAGTCGTCAATTTCGTCGTTAATAATTTGGAATTTAATTTTTTTATGTTTATCTTTGCTTTTGAACTTTAAATCTTATTCTATTATGTTGTCAAATGTTGTTAGTGAAGACACGCAGAAGTCTTCTGTTTCTGGTTCTGATTCGATTATTTCGGTGTTGATTTCGAATTATCCTCTTGCGAATGGAGGTTATTTGATTTCCTTTGGTCATGATGAACCTGATGGCTCTTTTAAGAGCTTTGATCCGATTTATTCTTTGGTTTTTGAAGACTCTAAGCTTTCTAAGTTTTTGGAATTCAGCTCTATTTTCTTGCCTAAAGGATGTTATTATCTGCCTGATATGGATCTTTCAGGTTTCATTCGTTCTTTGTCGTTCGGTGCATCTACTTTTGA